GATGATGCTTTTGCCGATGGTCGTATCACTCAGCGCGAGTTAGCCAACATCGAAAAGACTATCTATGACTTAGACAGCACGCTACACGCCATGCTTGCCCGCATTAGCGAGATAGCGCAATGAAACCCCGTTCCCCATTTGTTTTGAGCGGCGCTGTTGCGATATACCTGCAACCAATCTCAACGTTAGCACTTATACCAGCGGTTGACCGTCGGGGTCCCTGCGACTTTTGCCCTAGAGCGGGTGTAAAGACTCGCGGGATTTTTCTAGGTAGAGCAGTCTAAATATGAGCAACGCGGTTAATTATCAAAGTGCGCTTGAGCAAATGCGGGGCTTTGGGCTACTGGTTGATGCGCTTGAGGTTGGTAGAGCGACTACTAAGCGCGTAAAGGTTGATATTGCGAAGTGCCCAGTCGATAAGGAAAAGAGCCGCTCCGCTGGATGGTACAAGCTAAACAGCTTCAGCCTTAAAGGTGAGGATTATATTGTCGGTTCATTCGGCTACTGGAAGGGGTCTGACAACAACGCGCAGAAAATCGAGTGGAAAAAAGAGTGGGTCGATACGCTGACACCAGAGCAGCGCAAGGCGATGGCAGACGCTCACAGGGCATCGATTAAAAAAGCGGAAGAAAACCGCAAGCGAGAGATTGAGCGTAGCGCAAAAGAGGCTAACTATGCGTGGCATAAATATGTTGCCGATGGTGTCTCACCGTATTTGATACGCAAGCAGGTCGGGGCGTTTGGTGTTAAGTTTGACCCGTTCGGCAAGGGAACGATGGCGATCCCCGTCATGGATGTTAAAGGCAACATCTACGCCTTGCAGATTATTCGCTCGAACCTGCCAAAAGATAGCAAGAAGCGCGAAAAAGACTTTTTCCCATACGGTGCGGCAATCGGCGGACATTTTCATGTAATCGGGACACTTTCAAACGCTAAAACAATCTTTATTAGCGAGGGCTATGCCACTGCTGCCAGTATCCACATGGCCACTGGTATTCCTGTGGTGGTCGCATTCAACGCCAATAACCTAACACCTGTGACAAAAGCAATTGCAGCGGCGCATAAATACGCGCAAATTGTGATTTGTGCTGATGACGATTACTTGACCGACGGCAATCCAGGGGTGACGCAGGCGCAAAATGCTGCGCTGTCTGTTGGCGGTGCGTGGGTTAAGCCAGATTTTATGGTTGCGGGTACTGATATTCGCAACGGCGAAAAGCTAACCGACTTTAACGATTTACACGCTCATGCCAAAGGGGGATTGCCTTTGGTTACTTCCCAACTTGCACAGTATGTCGGGCAGGCACAGCCACAGCCGAAACCTGCAACGGTGGCGGGCGGTGCGCAAACGGGGGAAGGGGAATCGTCTAGCGCTAGAGCGACACTAAGTATTGAAGAAATAACAGCGCGCTTTGTCTATGTTGATGATGCTTTTGGTGATCATGCTTTTGATCGTGAAAAGAAAACGTTGGTCAAACTTAAGAAAGTGCAAGCGATGCTTCCGCCTCATGTTCGATGGGATCAAGTTAAAGGATTGCCAACGTGGCGAGCGGTTCATGATTATGAAATTGGCTTCGATCCAACAGAGAAAGATTCCCGTGTAAAGCTAAACACATTTACTGGCTGGAAATTACAGCCAAAAGAAGGAAATTGCAGCAACTTACTAAATTTATTGAAGTCGCTGTGTAGTGCTGAAGAGCAATCAGAGGAATTGTTTGTATGGATAGTCCGTTGGCTTGCCTATCCGTTGCAGCACCCTGGTGCAAAGATGAAGTCTTGTCTTGTTGTTCATGGCCCACAGGGTACTGGTAAAAATTTATTCTTTGAAGCTTATGCTGAAATTTTTGGTGAGTACACCGAAACAATCAGTCAGGCAGCACTCGAGGATAAGTTTAACTCCGATTGGGCAGCTCGGAAAATATTCATCATTGCCAACGAGGTAGTAGCAAGCACGGAGCGATACCACTTAAAGAATCAACTTAAGGGCATCATTACCGATAAAAAAACGCGAATTAATCCAAAAAACTTGCCTGCCTATTCAGAATCAAACCATATGAACCTTGTGTTCTTGTCGAACGAGCATCAGCCAGTTGTGCTAGAAAATGACGACAGGAGACATTGCATTATTTGGACTCCGCCTGCAAAAGATGCTGCTTTTTACGATGCCGTGGCAGAGGAGCGAGATAACGGTGGTATTGAGGCGCTTTATTGGTACCTATTGAATATTAATTTAGGCGATTTTAAGCCAGACACTAAGCCGCCAATGACGCTATCTAAAGAACAACTTATGTTGCTTGGGTCTGACAATGTGCAGATCTTTTTTGAAGAGTGGAAGGGTGGGCTTTTGAACGCGCCTGTTTGTGCCTGCAAAACAAGCGACCTGTATGACTTTTACCGAGGGTGGTGCATAAAGGTAGGTACAAGATCGCGCGAACAAAAGTTTTTTTCTGCCTACGTTGAAAAACTTAATGGCTGGCAAATTGCGATCAGAAAGATTTATCTCGAAAAGGGTGACCATGTAAAAAAGTCTGTCAGGGTAATTGTTCCGCCAATTGAATATTGTTTGGCTGCCCAAGATAACGGCGCTGAAATTATAACAATGACAGAAAGTGAGACGCAGTCAGAGTGGCTAAAGCGCTGTATTAATAGATTTAATTCTGTTTCAGTTAGGGACGATAACTAATGCTAAAAAACTACGCGACTACGGGTGACTACGTTAACGACTACGCAGCAAGTCTTTGTAATTGCTGTAAAACTACGCGACTACGCGAGAAATTAAAATCTTCCGTGCGCGTGCGCGATTATGTAAGAAGCTATTACCCTCATGCGCGAGATACGTTTTCACGCGTAGTCACGTAGTTTATTAATGTATTCATCATGTTACTGCGTAGTTTTTGCCGTAGTCATGCCGTAGTTTTTACTTTACGCGTAGTTTATTAATTATTTTATTGTTTTAAGAAAGAAAGGAAGAAGAGATGAGTAAGAAAGTTGAGCAAGCACCACATTTGGCAGCTTTAGCAGCATTAGGAATCAAAGTTGGCAATGCAGTAGAGGAAATTAAAACTTCAGAGCCTGAAGAAGTCATTAGTCCAATTCTGGCATGGTTTGGCGGAAACTTTTTGTTCAAGCAAGCGGTAATTAACGATGTTGCGATTGTTGTCATTAATTGTCTTGAGAATCGAAGTGTTCACATGCGGTCTGATGGTTCATTCCCTGCTGTGTTAATTGATCCAGAATTGACTGCGGATAACCAAATTCGCGTCATCATCAAAGCGTTTGACCGTGAATCTGGCTTTTTGTTGAGCAAGCGTGACGCTTCGTTAATGAGTCACAGTCGTGATGCTTTTAGAGCGCTGATTAAGGAATCGGTTATTGATTGCTTAAACGAGTTGGCTGGAAAGTAACCATCATGACCGAAACCAAAGCCCAATTTGCTAAACGCCTTGGCGTGAATAAATCAACAGTCACTCGTTATGGGCAGGCTGGGCGCTTGGTGCTTGCGCCTAATGGCAAGGTTAAGGTTGAAGACAGTTTGCGCCTTATCGCCTCCACAAAAGGCGCTAGATTGGACGTAAGCGAAAAACACGGTCAGTTACCTAGCCAAGTGCCAGAAAACGGCTCAGAAACGATTTTAGACGACGATATGAGCGCAACGGTTGCATTGGTTGGCATGGATAGAGCAACGCTGAAGGCGCAAACACTGACCTACGGTAACAAGATGCTTGAGCTGGAAGCAGCTAAAGCTGAAGGCAAGGCTTTGGATAAGGATGATTTTTTGAAACAGGTCGGGTTAAACGGTCGCTCGTTTCGTGTGGGTATGGAACGCCTGATCGATAACCTAGCCCCTGTGTTGATTAATGTGCATGGCTATGAGGCGCGTTTAGCGACGATTGGCGGTGCTGTGAATGCTGAATTTGGAGTTTGATATGGAATTACCAGTACCCTTTGACGCGAATGGCAGAAAGCCTGTCTTTGTCTCCTGTTCTATGAGCATCGAAACACATGTCGACAATTTTACTGTACCTAGGATCTTCAAACACAGTGTCTATCGATTCATTGCTCATGCGGTGATCGGGGAGCAAGAAAAATGGGTTGTTGCGTGTGAGGGCAAAAGGACTGCTTGCTTCGTCGGACAAGGGGCGTTGCAACATGCGACGATGGCTGCATTTCATGCCAGCTTGTTTAGCTATCTCTGGAAGCAACGGGGTGGTCAGGTCAATCAGCCAACCGTCCGCTTCGATCCACGCGTGAAATCCCGTATCAGAGGCAGAAAAAGTGTCGGCGTTTCGGTCAGCATAAATAATGGGGTTGCTAAGCCCAAAGTCGAAAGCCGCCGCACCACTGATAGGCTTTGCTTGCAGGCGATAAAATTCATTCAGCAGCGCCGCGCCTATCACCGAGAAAATAATGCAACTCGTATGCGGATTAAGAACACCTTGCGTGGCCATGCACCGATGAATCGTGCGAAACAACCGCTCGTAGTTGGAAAAAGAAAGAGCCTGATTGTCCACGATATTTCCCCTGAATGCGAATTGATAGGATTGTAACATGCAAACCCTAGCGAAAGCCCAACTCGAACGTGACCGCATTAAGGCTGCCAAGGCAAAGCGTGATTACGAGAGCGCATTGGATAACAGTGTGCGTAAAATCGACGCTGACTGGTTTAACGAACTGCAAAAGCGCGTGTGTAGCGAACATTTGCGTGATCTTGCGAAGCTGATGGTGGACGCGGTTGGTAACGAGAAAGACGAAACGCGCATCCATTATCTGATGAGCGATTGCGCCATCGATTGGCTGCGTGACTTGGGTAATGCGGTCGAGTCTGCCGCTGGTGAAAAAATGGCGTTTGCGGGCAGGGCGTTTAAGCGTACCAGCAAACCACGTGACTTACTTACCGTGTCGCAATGGGCAGAGCGCTACCGCGTCATCGAGTCTGGCAGTAATGCGCCTGGGCGTTGGGATAATAGCCGTGCGCCACACGCAAGCGAGATCATGGACAGCCTCAGCGAGCATAGTCCCGTGCGTACTGTGACCTTTTTGAAAGCGTCTGGTGTGTCTGGGACTGAGGTGCTGTTGAATTGGATTGGCTACAACATCCACCATGTGCAAAAAGACATGATGTTCGTGGTGCCAACGCTTGAGTTGCGTGACCGTACCTTTAACCCGAAGCTTGATAAGCTGTTCAAAGAAACACCTGTTTTGGCAGAGCTTGTGAACACAAAAAGCCGTGCGACCAGTAACCGCCAAGACTTAACCGAAGTTGGCAATATGCGCCTGATTAAGTCTGGTGCAAACTCTCCCGACTCGTTACGTGCCGAGCATATCCCCTACGTGGCTGCGGACGAAATAGATGCTTTCCCTTGGGACGTTGGTGGTGAGGGCGACCCGAAAACCCTGATCGAAAACCGTCAAAAGACGTTTAGCCGTGCGAAAAGCTTTTATGTGTCTACACCTACCAAAGACGGAAAAAGTCACATCGAAGCAGGCTTTATGGAAGGCGACCAGCGTCATCGGTTAGTGCCGTGCCCGCATTGTGGACATTTTCACGAACTCGAAATGAAGCACTTCCACTACAAAACCAGTGCCGAAAGCGAAACACTAAAGAAAAAACAGGTAACAGAAGCCTACTTTGCTTGTCCTGAATGTGGCGGCATTATCGAAGAG